AACGCTCGCCGTCAAAGAGTTCGAAGCTCAAGTCAAAGCCTACGACGCAGAAACCAAGCGTATCAGCGCGGTCCAAGCGTCCATGTCGCCCGAGCAAATCCAAGACATAGTGCTTGGTACCGTACACGGCATGATCACAAGCGGCGACTTGATTGCAGAGATGCCTGGGCAAGAATTGCCTGGCGAAAGCATCAACGAACCTATGGGTGAGGGTGCCCCATTGCCTAACGCACCGACGCAAGCTATGATGCCACCCCCGCAAGGAATTTCTCAATGAAATGCGCTGAATTTGTAGGAATGTTGTTTTTGGCTCGAGATGTGACCCATTCGGTTCATCTCAACACACGCAGCTATGCCAAACATAAAGCACTTCAGAAATTCTATGAAGATATTGTCGATCTGGCTGACGCGTTTGCGGAAGCCTATCAGGGTCGTCACGGCCTGATTGGCGGTATTTCACTGCAATCCCACAATAAAACGGCCAATGTCGTTGATTTTCTGCAAAATCAACTCGATGAGATTGAGGCCATCCGCTACGACGTCGTCGAAAAGAAAGATAGTGCGCTTCAGCAATTGATCGATAACATTATCGAACTCTATTTGACGACCCTCTACAAACTCAAATTCTTGTCGTGAGGCTCTTATGGCTCAGTATTCCTACATCACCGCTACATCACAGGTAAAAACGGCAGCCGCCAAGTTAAAAGCGATTTTTGTGAGCGCCGCTAGCGCCACGCCGACCATTACCGTCTATGACACGGACGCTAAAGGCACCTCAACGACCGTAATTGGTACGTTCACGCCTGCGGCGGCCACAAACTATCTGTTCAATGCCGCAGAAGGCATTTATTTGAACAAAGGACTTTATGTCGTAATTAGCGGCACGGTAAACGCGACCGTCAGTTACGAGTAAGACCGTACTGGTGAGGTTCACCAGGGATCTATAAGGATCGACCATGACAGATGAAACCTTAGCGGAGGTACCCGCGTCGGAACCAGTGGCTACGGCAGCCCCTGAAGCTCCAGTTGAACAACAGCCGGAATTGCCAAAGACTTTCACGCAAGAGGAAGTCGATGCAATTGTGACCAAAAGGCTTGCAAAGTTTGAGCGTAAATTGGAACGTGACAGAGCGCTGCGTGAGCAAGCTCCACCACCTCCACCGGCTGAAACAATCACGCCCGATAAGTTTTCGAGCCCAGATGCGTATGCTGAAGCCTTAGCAACGCAAAAAGCAGAAGAGCTTATCAGACAGCGTGAGATGCAGAAGCAGCAACGCGAGATCCTTGACGCCTATAGCGAGCGTGAAGAAGAAGCTCGGAACAAATACGATGACTTTGAACAAGTCGCGTATAACCCGTCGCTTCCCATCACGACCGTTATGGCGCAAACCATTCAGGCGTCTGATATTGGGCCGGAGATGGCCTATTATCTGGGGACAAACCCCAAAGAAGCTGACCGGATCTCAAAATTGCCGCCGTTTTTGCAGGCAAAAGAAATCGGAAAGATCGAAGCCAAATTGGCCGCTGATCCGCCCGTTAAAAAATCAACGAGCGCACCAGCTCCTATATCTCCGGTTACTGCCAAAAGCAGTGGCGCGCCCGCCTACGATACAACTGACCCCCGCTCGGTGAAAGCTATGAGCACGTCGGAATGGATTGCAGCGGAACGACTACGGCAGATAAAGAAGATGGAAGCGGCAAGATCCCGTTAACCTCATAAGGACATTGTCATGTCGAATTCATTACTTACTATCGACATGATCACCCGCAAAGCTCTCGAAATCCTCGAGAACAACTTGGTGATCACCCGCAACGTCAATCGTCAGTACGACGACAGCTTTGCTGTCGAAGGTGCTAAGATTGGTTCAACCCTCCGCATCCGTTTGCCCGACCGTGCTCTCGTCACGGACGGCGCTGCTCTTCAAGTTCAGGATGACAACGAACAGTACACCACGCTTACGGTTTCAAGCCAGAAGCACATTGGTGTTAACTTCACGTCGGCTGAATTGACCATGCAGTTGGACGACTTCGCAGAACGTGTTCTCAAGCCGCGTATTTCGCAGCTTGCGTCCTCGGTCGATAACGATGTCGCCAATGCTTACAAGGGCATCTATCAGTCAGTTGGTACGCCAGGCACTGTGCCGTCAACGTCGCTCGTTCTGCTTCAGGCTAACCAGAAGCTCAACGAAATGGCGTCGCCGATGCAGAACCGTTATGCCACCGTCAACCCAGCCGCAAACGCAGGTTTGGTCGAAGGCATGAAGGGTCTCTTCAACCCGACTTCAACGATCAGCAAGCAATTTAAGAACGGCTTGATGGGCGAAGGCATCCTCGGCTTCGACGAAGTCAGCATGTCACAGTCGATTGTTCAGCACACCACCGGTACACGTTCAGCCACCGCTTCGCTTACAATTGGTTCGACAGTTTCGACGCAGGGCGCGTCTTCTGTCGCAATCAACGGCGACACGGGCTCGGCTACGTTCAAGGCTGGCGACGTGTTCACAATCGCAGGCGTGTACGCGGTCAACCCGCAGACCCGTCAGTCCACAGGCAGCTTGCAGCAGTTCGTTGTTACGGCTGATGCGACAGCTTCCTCGGGCAACTGGTCTTCGGTCAGCATTTCGCCGGCAATTTATACGTCGTCGAACGCTCTCGCGACTGTCGACTCCTTCCCGCAGTCCGGCGCTGTCGTGACCGTGGTTGGCTCGGCTTCAACGACCTACCCGCAGAACCTCGCATACCACAAGGATGCGATCACGTTCGCTACCGCCGACCTCTTGCTCCCGCAGGGCGTCGACATGGCTTCGCGTCAGGTTCACAACGGCATTTCGCTCCGCATTGTTCGTCAGTACGACATCAATAACGACCGTATGCCTTGCCGTATCGACGTGCTTTACGGTTACTCCGTAATCCGCGCGCCGATGGCAGCTCGTATCTGGGGCTAATAGCTTGACCCTCGCAGAAATGCGGGGGTCTTTCCCTCTTTCTTAGGAGTATCTCACTATGCCACTTCCTTCAGTAGGCGGCGGTTACCAAGTTGGTGACGGCAACGTAAACGAGCCCTTCCTCTCGGATCTGGGCGATCCCGCAACCCCGACTTCAACGGCAACTCTGACGACAGCTCAGATTGCTACGCAGTTGATGGTTGCAAACCCGAGCACAACGGCAGCAGCCTATACGCTTCCGCTTGGCACGGACATGGACAACGCTTTTGCAAACGCAAAGATCAACAGCACAATTGCGTTCACAATCATCAACATTGGCACCGGCTCAGGCGCTATCACGATGACGACGAACACAGGTTGGGGCACGTTGGCGAACACCGGCTCGGTTACAATCGCAGTCGGCACGTCAGCTCAGTTTGTTGCTCGCCGCACCGGCACAGCAACATGGGTTCTCTACCGCGTTGCGTAAGACAAAAGGGCGGGGTTTTGGCCCCGCCCAATTTTTCAGGATGGGCTTATGATTATCTATCTAAGGCACCCAATTCATGGTACAAAAGTCGCGACCTTAGAGGCCGAAGCAGAGGCCGATAAGCAGAATGGATGGGAAGAATTTGACCCAACCAAACGTGAAGAAAAGAAAGAAGCTCCTGAAAACGAGCTTCGCCGCAGGCGGCGTCAGGACGCTGCGTAAGGAGCCAACATGACGACGACCGCTGGTGACCAGATCAACGCAGCCCTTCGCTTGATCGGCCAGTTGGCCGAGTCCGAAGTTCCTACCGCCGCAGCATCTCAAGACGCTCTGGCTGCTCTCAATCAGATGATTGACTCTTGGAGCACCGAGCGGCTCTCAATTTTTACGACAATGGAACAAGTGTTTTTGTGGCAGCCTAACCGCATCAGCCAGACACTTGGCCCTTCCGGCGATTTTGTAGGCGAGCGCCCCATTTTAATGGATGACGCCACCTATTTTATAGATCCCGCAAGCGGAATTTCATTCGGCATCAAGCTGATCAATCAGCAACAATATGACGGTATCGCAGTCAAAACGGTAACAAGTACTTATCCACAAGTTATGTGGATAAATACAAATTATCCTAACATTGACATGCACTTATACCCAGTTCCTACCAAAGTGCTTGAATGGCATTTCATCTCGGTTGACCCGCTAACTGCCCCCGCCACGTTGGCTACGGATCTTACGTTCCCTCCGGGTTATCTTCGTGCGTTCAAGTATAATTTGGCGTGTGAAATTGCTGCCGAGTTTGGCGTCGAACCGCCTCCTACGGTTCAACGCATCGCTATGACATCAAAGCGGAACCTTAAGCGCATCAACAACCCTGATGACGTCATGTCGATCCCCTACTCGATTGTCGGCACACGTCAGCGGTTTAACATCTTTGCAGGCAATTACTGATGCAAACGCCTATTCTCGGCCAGAGTTACGTTGCCCGCAGCGTAAACGCTGCCGACAATCGCATGGTCAACCTATACCCAGAGGCTACGCCTATTGCAGGCAAAACCGCAGGGTTTTTGAACCGCGCGCCAGGTTTGCGTAAGCTCAACACGATCGGCACAGGCCCTATTCGAGGGTTATGGGCTCCAGAGCCCAATGGCACCTATGCGTATGTTGTGTCGGGCAATGAGTTTTATCAAATCGATGTGAACTACAACGCCACGCTACGCGGCACAGTGGCCGGCACTGGCCCTGTCTCGATGGCCGACAACGGCATTCAGATCTTTATCGCGGCCAACCCGAATGGCTACATCTACAACATGAACACACTGGCTTACGGGGCCATCACAGACCCTGATTTTGCCGGTGCCGTAACAGTTGGGTATCTTGACGGCTATTTTGTCTTTAACCAGCCCAACTCGCAAAAAGTTTGGGTCACACAGCTTCTTAACGGCCAATCAATCGACCCACTTGGTTTTGCCAGCGCGGAAGGCTCTCCCGACGGGCTTGTTTCGCTGATCGTTGACCACCGCGAAGCATGGCTTTTTGGGACCAACTCAGTTGAAGTTTGGTACGACGCGGGAACCACACCGTTTCCGCTGACCCGCATTCAGGGTGCTTATAACGAAATTGGCTGCGCGGCAGCATTTTCTGTCGCCAAGCTCGACAACGGCGTGTTTTGGTTGGGCGCAGATGCTCGCGGTGAAGGTATTGTCTACCGGACAAACGGTTATACCGGCGTGCGGATCTCAACCCATGCTGTCGAGTGGCAAATTCAGCAATATGGCGATATTTCAGACGCGATCGGCTACACATACCAGCAAGACGGCCACGCGTTTTATGTGCTTGTGTTCCCGACCGCCGGAACGACATGGGTCTATGACGTTGCGACCGACAATTGGCATGAACGCGCAGGGTGGAGCAACGGCCAGTTTGTTCGGCATCGCTCAAATTGCCAAATGAATTTCAACCATGAAATTATCGTCGGCGATTACTCAGACGGACGCATTTATGCATTTGATTTGAACACCTACAGCGATGATGGCGATATTCAAAAATGGCTTCGCTCATGGCGGGCGCTTCCGCAGGGCACAAACAATCTGACCCGCACAGCTCAGCATAGTCTCCAGCTTGATTGCGAAACCGGTGTCGGATTGATTACCGGTCAAGGCAGCGACCCACAAGTCATGCTTCGGTGGTCAGATGATGGCGGCCACACATGGTCAAATGAACACTGGGCTTCGATGGGCGCAATCGGTGTCTATGGCGCGCGTACATTTTGGCGTCGTCTTGGCATGACAATCAAACTACGCGACCGAGTTTACGAAGTTTCAGGGACGGACCCCGTCAAGATTTCGATTGTCGGGGCTGAATTGTTGCTGAGCGGGACAAATGGCTAACACCAATATCACTCAGATCCCAGCGCCTCGCGTGCCCATCGTCGATGAGCGCACAAGCCTGATGTCGCGTGAGTGGTTTCGTTATTTCAACAATGTGAACACCCAGATTGGTGGTGGTACAGGCATAACACCTATCATCAATGGCGGCACGGGGCAGTCAAATCTTCCCACTGATGGACAGCTTTTGATCGGCTATTCAGGCGCTTTTGCACTTAATACGCTGACCGCAGGCACCGCAATTGGCATCACCAATGCCCCAGGCGTTATTACAATCAAGCTCGCCGACACAGCCGTAACCCCAGGCACTTACGGCTCGGCCACGGCTACCAGCCGCGTGACTATCGACCAGCAGGGCCGCGTGACATCTGCGTCTGCCGTGCCTATCGCAATCGCCACCACGCAGATCAACTCAGGCGCACTACCAGCGGGCGTGACGCTCGACGCGAGCCAGATCACAGGTAATTTTGCAGCCGGCACTTACACGCCCACGCTGACCAACGTAACTAACATCAGCGCCAGCACCGCAGCCGTGTGCCAATATATGCGCGTGCTGTCGGTCGTGACTGTCAGTGGGTCGGTGTCAATCACTGCCACACTTGCAGGCACATGCAACCTTCGCATGTCGTTGCCGGTGGCGAGCAATTTTACGGTTACAAACCAAGCCGGCGGTACGTTTGCCACCACTACGGCAGGCGGTATAGCTCAAGGGGCGATCTACGCAAACGCAGCCAACGACACATTTGAATTTTCGTTTGTTGCGGCCAACACGACAGCAACGGTATACACTTTCTCGGCCACCTATCAGATTGTCTAAATCTGAAAATCAATGTAGGGTGCAATTATGGCAGTCTCACTTTCTCCTCTTGGCGGCGCAGGCTGGCAGTTCCTCGATAACAGCGGTAACCCGCTGACGGGCGGGCTGCTTTACACCTATGCCGCAGGCACAACGACACCTGTTACAACTTACACGTCGTATTCTGGGGCGGTTGCCAACTCAAATCCGGTTGTTCTCGACTCGGCTGGCCGCGTTCCTTACGAGATCTGGTTGACGGATGGCGTCAGCTATAAGCTCGTTTTGCAGACTTCTGCGGGCGTTCAGCTCGCCTCTTGGGATAACATCTCAGGCATCAGCAGCGGCGGCAGCCCGTTCTCGATCAGCACCAATTACATCACGACCGGCACGCTCACGGCTACCAATTACATCTACATGAGCGCCACCGGCCAGATTAAGGTCGCAGCAGGCACCACCGCACAGCGCGCAGGCGCGTTCAGCGGCACTGGTTCGATCAGCGGCACCACGCTGACGCTCACGGCTGTGTCGGCAGGCTCGATGTATGTCGGGGCCACCATCACCGGCACCGGCGTCACCGCAGGCACACGCGTTATCGGGCTGGGCACCGGCACCGGCAGCACCGGCACTTACATTGTCGACACATCGCAGACTGTGGCATCCACGACCATCACAGACGTCGCGGTCGTCGGCATGCTTCGCTACAACACCACGACCGGCACGTTTGAAGGCTACAGCGGCACCGGTTGGGGCGCGATTGGCGGCAGCGGCGGGGCTACTGGCGGCGGCACAGACGCTATCTTCTGGAACAACGGCCAAACGGTCACGACAAGCTACGCGATCCCCGCGAACACCAACTCGGGCACGTTCGGGCCCGTGACAATTTCAGGTGCGGCCACCGTGACCATTCCTTCGACATCAAGCTGGACGGTGATCTGATATGGGCAATTTAACTCTAGCAGGGGCCACCTCCGGTCAGGTTACGATCTCCCCACCGGCGGTTGCGGGGACTAATACGCTCACGCTTCCAGCGGCGACGACAACCTTGGTTGGTCAGTCAACCACTGACACGCTTACCAACAAGACACTTGCAAGCCCAACATTTACGGGAACAGCGACAGCCGCAACTCTCAATGCCACAACAATTCAAGTTGGGGGCAATCAAGCGGTTAATGGTCCGGCATTTAGCTATTATCAAAGTGTTGCTTCAAGTGTCACCGGAAGCGCGTATACCAAAGTAACTTTTACAACTTCTGAATTTGATACCACAGGCGGGATGTATGCTTCATCACGATTTACGCCGACAATTGCAGGGTATTATCAAATTTCAGCAGGTATATATTTAACAAATTCTACAACTGCGATGGTGCTTATCTATAAAAATGGGTCGGCTTGGAAACAAGGAAGTCAAATTATCACAAATACACAGCAGGCATCTATCAGCGCATTAGTTTATTTAAATGGCTCGACAGACTATATTGAAATTTATTGTTATCAAGCTGCCGCTACGCAAAATACGGTCATTGGGTCAACATTGACTTATTTTCAAGGTGTAATGGTTAGAGGAGCATAAAATGGAATTGTATGCAAAAATAATGCTTCTTTATCCTTTATTAACAGAAAAAGATTTTGCTCCAGTTACGGGAACAATTGTCTTGCAAAACGACTCAGATGGTCGTGGAGATTACATCCGCGAGTGGGATCATCCTACGTTTCCCAAGCCTACAGATGAACAATTGGCGGGGGTAAAATAATGACCGCGATCCTTAAAACCACTGTCATTCAAGAGCCATCCTCGGCGACGAATAACATCACGCTTGATACGATTGGCAATATGACATCCGGCGGCACCGTTGTGATGACGTCACCCTATACGATGCGAAATAAGATCATCAACGGTGCGATGCAATTTGCCCAACGGGGATCAGGCGTAGCAGTTACGGGAACA